GCGAGCCTTGGATGTGGATAACAGTAACTTTGTCGGAGTTCTGCCCCATGCGGTCAGCCCGTGCAATGCACTGGATATACTGCTCCACGCTCATCAATGGCCCAAAGAAAACCACGGTATCCGCAGCAGTCAGGGTAATCCCGTGTGCCGTAGCTTGTGGTTGCATGACCAGCACCCTTGGCTCCTTCTCATGCTGGAATCTGTGGATGATGTCTGCGCGTTTGTTTGGTGTGACTCCACCATGTATGCACTCGTTGGGAATATTCTTCTTTGTCAGGTGCGTCTGGATGCTGTCGATGCTGGAGCGGAACAACGCGAAGATGATGACCTTGCGATCTGTCTCATCCAGTATTTCTTCCAACACACCCAAGCGCGGGGCAGCATCGAACTCGACAACCTCTTTGTCATCTGTGTACACAGCGCCGCAACTGATCTGCAACAACTTGGATACACCAGCGGCAGCGTTGACTGCGCTGATCGTCTCGCCTGCGGCTTGCACCAGCATGCGGTCTTTGAGCATCGTGTAGTACTTGGCTTGCTGTGGTGTGAGCGGCACTTCGCGTGTGGTTGTCAGCACTGGGGGCAAGTCAAGGCACTGCGCTTTAGTAAACCGTATTGCTGGTTGCAGTGCTTCGTGTACCAGATCGGCAGCGTTGGCTTTTGGTGCCCACTTGTATAGCGTGATCTTGTTCATCACCTTGTCGCGCCATGCTGTGTAGAAGTTGGGCACACCGTCAGGGTTCACGATCTTGGCCAAGCCATACGCATCTGCTGGCGACTGCGATGCTGGAGTGCCGGTCATCATCCATACGTGTGTGTTGGGTTTGACGATTGACTTCAATGATTTCCATCTGCGTGTGGTTACGGTCTTGTATGCGTTGGCTTCATCCACAATCACCAGATCAAAGCGCCCATCAGCATTGATCTCATCGGCTATCAGGTTCAACCCCTCGTAGTTTGTGATGACGAACTCGTAGTCCTGTTGAATCATCTCAATGCGACGACTAGCCTGCGTGTGGTGAGCGACGATGGCAGAGCGATGGATGATGCTGTTGCTTAAGTCTGCCAACCATGCGGACTGCATGATGGACAGCGGGCACAAGATCAGCACTCTACGTACATGACCGATCTGCATCAAGTAGTCCGCCGCCCACAGTGCAGCAAGCGTCTTACCAGTGCCGGGTTCGGAGAACACAAACGACTTGCGGTGCATGGTCAAGAACGCTGCCGTCTCGATCTGGTGTTGCATGGGCTTGTACCTGCCCGGCCACTTGTACTTGCGTGTAATGGGTGAGGGAACGTCCTTCACCCCGAGGTTGCGTAGCACCCTGCACTCATCGAGTCCCCAGTAGACAGCGACATCGAACCCACCATCATCACGCTCGATGACTTTGTGTTTAGGAATGATGCTGTACTTGTCTGGGTTTCTGGTTCTGAATATTAGTGCCTTGTCTTCAAGAATTTCCAAGTTGCTTCTCCGTTTATGTTATTTGCTTTATTAGTTGTATCAAGTCTTTTGTTCTACGGCAAAGGGCCTCGGTATTTCGCACATGCTTTTCATACATCTGTTGTGCCCTACTGTGAGATATACCGCATCTTTTGCCAATCGCATCGTAGGTCATACCTTGTTCTCGCATATAGGCTATGGCACTGCAACGTGCCCTAGCTATATCGCTGATTTCCTCTTGCGTCATTTGTTGTCGCCTTGATTGGCTTTCTTCGCTCGCAGTCTCAAGTTACCTGTCGTGGACTTACCGCCCTTGCGAAGCGGTGTGATGTGGTCGATGTCTTTACCTGCGCGGTCAATGCCTTTCTTGTCATACGCACGTCGTGCTCGCTGGCGCTCATGCTGGTCTGAACTGGGGCCGGACTTGCCGGTCTCCAAGTCGCGTTTGTATTCTGCTTTGTAGTCACGTTTAGTAGCCATTGTTTGCCTCTCTGGTTTTATTAAGTAAATCTACAACACGCAACGGGGTTTGGGCGGTGCTTTCGTTTTGACGCATTACGTCATTGATTAAGCGTAGTGCCAACACTGTTGCACACTCTGCGTGCATGATGATGTGCCCGTATCCTTCAGCGGAAAATGTTTTATTGCGTATCCCTACATGGCCGTCATGCTCCACCGCAAAGTCTGCTATGCCCACAGGTTTGTGGCACACATGGCACAGTGTTGCATTGCCAAGAGAAAGTTGGTTAGGTTTTATAGCTGACATATGTTCCTTTCAATGTTTCGGGTTGTACTCACACGTTTTAACTGGACACCACGGGCACAGCGCGGAGGACTTGGGGTTCCACACACCTGTGTCATGGCACTGCTCTAGCTTGGCCACACGCTCGCGGTATTTCCACCACTCAGCATCGGCATCGTCAAGCGCCATGCTGGACTTAACCATATCATTCTTGACCACGAACAGCAACGCTGACCTGACTCTGCGGATGTGCGGGAAGTGCTTGAACACCATCATTGACATCAACCTCAACTGGTCAAGGTCAGGGTACTTGTTGTTGCCTGTCTTGTAGTCCACGACCAGCGCAGTCAAGTTGTCGTCATCAATGACGAGCAAGTCAGCAATACCCCGCACCCACCTGCCCTTGTCGTTGAAGCCACACGGCTGTAAGTCAGGCGTGATGCCCATCTCGTACTCGCACAGCTTCCTGCCCGGCTTGGCCAGCAACGCATCAAGAACTTCTTGTGCGTAGGAGAACTGCTTGGGTATCGGCGTGCCGTCACGTATGTACAGTTCAGCAGCAGTGTGAAACTCCTTGCCGTAATGTGTTGCCTCAGTTTCCTGAAACGGATAGTTGTTGAGTACCTTGACCTCGTGATACCTGCGTGGGCATCCTTCAAAGTCTTTCAAACCACTGTGGCTCCACGTTACTTGTGCCATTAGAACCTCGCTGATTTGATTGCTTTAGACAATCGCTTTGAGAACTCGACCACAAACTTTTCGTTGCCGTTGAGTCGGTGCTCTCCCATGTCATGCAGGATGGCATGCGTGACTTCATGCCAGAAGTTCTCCTGTACCCTGTCGTTGTCAAACTGTTTGCCTGTCAGGTTACTGAACTTGCCTAGCTCAATCTTGTTGTGGTCGTAGTAGATACGCGCCATGTCACGCTTACGCAGCATGGTCTCCACGATGTCGATTGAATACTGTCTGGCCCCGACACGGATGCGGCGGGGTATGAGTGTTTTTGTTTTTGCTGTCATTGCTCCTCCAACAGTTCTGTTAATTTTGTAATCTTGCCTTCCAAGAAACCGATGATGCCGCGTTGCTCCAGTATTATTTCCTGATACCTGCGGTTGCTTGCTACAGCTTTATCAAATTCTTGTTCGTAATGTGTTGACCGCCCCTCAAGAAAACGTAGCTCGCTTCCCCATTTTGCTTGCAGCTCTTTAAGTTCTTTTGTCTTTTCACGATACGCTTTTGTGTAGTTTATTTTTGTCGTCATTGCTTTGCTTCTCCATATCTACGGTGTGCACCACCGTCAGCGGCCAGAGGTATCCCCGGCATGTACTTCGGCTCTATCGTCATCTGTTCCAAGACCCATGTCTTAGCGTCAACGACCTCAGCATCAGGCACCAACACGATCTGTTCATCGTGCACTGTGCCTACCACGGGGTACTTCTTTGTTACCCTCAACATTCCATCAGTCATGACAATACGCGCAACGGCCTGCGTTACGTTATTGGTCACCTTACCTGCATACAGCTTGGTAGCATTTGGCCCGTATACCCACTGGCTCCTACCTTTGTCATCTTTTGTGCGTCTGAGATCGGGGTAGAGCAAGCTCATCCCGTTTGGTAATTCTATACGTTCTTTGCTGAATGTCAAACACTTGTGCTGGTACAACCTACCCCCATACAAGCTGTCCTCAATAAGCTGTGAACACATGTCCCAGAAGGTAGCAACGGGGTGGGCAGTGGCGCGGTAGATGTCGATGATCTTCTTGGCGGCAAGGCAGTGAACCAACAACTCCTCATCGGTGCAGGTGTGCGGTATGGCCAACATGTTGGTCACGTTGTCGTCCCACTCAAGGAAGCGTTCGGCATACGCCTGATCGACCCCCAGCTTCTTGGCAAAGGCTTTTTCATAACGGACTGGCGGTGCGCCAAGGAATCCCACCAAGAGTTGCGCCGCGAAGCTTGCCCAACCAAGCCCATAGCCGCAGCCGAGGAGTGCACTCTTTGCCGACTGCCGTAGATCGGGGTGAGAGTCTTTAGTAAGTCCGGGTATGTTAAACATCTGAGAGCCGAACGCCGCGTAAGGGTCACCACCTGACCTGAAGATGTCAAGCATCTCGCTGTAATCCGAAAGCCATGCAAGTACTCGCGGTTCAATCTGCGATAAGTCGCCAACGACCAGTTGGTAGCCTTCTGGAGCCATAATTGCTTTACGTAAGAAACTTCCGCGCTTGAGGTTTTGCATGTTGATTGCTGAACCTTTTGCTGCCGACCAACGACCCGTCGTAGTGCCGTAATACGATAGCGGAACTGGTAGTTTGCCGCGCTGACTGATGTCAAGGAATCGTTGTGCGCGTGTGCGCTCAGTCGTGGACTTAACTTTAAGGCGTGCTTCACAAAGGAGGGCAACGTCTTCACGTTCACCGTTGAGCATCGCTTGGAACATGGCATCATTCTTCGCAAACGCGAATGCTTTTTCGCCGGTAGTTTTACTGACCTTAGTCGGGGGAGTAACCCCGAGGCTTTGAAGTACGTTTGCAAACTTCGGGTTCGATGCAAGCTCACTCTCTTGTATGCCGAGTTTCTGTAATAGTCCCGCACGCAGTTCTCCTTCTTCTGTCAGTGCTTTGATAAGCATTTTGCTGTCAAGCTCAAGCTGTGGTCCTGTGTACATCTTGAGCGTCATGTCGATCAGACGCAATTCGGATTTGGGGTAACCGGCTCCAAGTCGCTTGAAGATTTCCTCGCACAGGTACACGTCATGGGCACAGTACTCGGCGAGTTCTCGTTCAATGGTAGCGTCCAGTTCGAGTAGTCCGTTGGTGTTGTGTACAGCTGTGCCTTTAGCAGGGAGTCCAAAATCTGCTGCAAGTTTGGCGAGGGAATTACCAACCTCCACGCCGCGTAAAGCTCGCGCCATTGATAGTGTGTCGAAGATGAGTGCTGGTCGGGCGTTGTATACCCACTCCATAATTGATACATCGAACTGTGCGTTGTGCGCCAGCACTGCGGTTCGTCTCCAATCGACTCCAGAAAAGTATTCACGTAGTCCTTCTCCTCCAATCCACTCAATTGGATCATCGGTTCCGAATTCATGTACGCATGCTCCAAACGCTTTGAATCTCTTATCACGTATGTACTCCTCTGTTGTAAGTTTTGATAGTGTGTAGTCTTTGCTGTCCCACCGAGTCTCGAAGTCAATGGTGACTATCTTGTCAAACGGTTTAGTCATCGAGTTCCTTTAGTTTTTTATCTGCTGCTTGCATCACAGCGGCAGCAAGCTTTGGGTCTTCTTGTTGTAGCCGCCCCATGAATCGGGCAATCCAGCCTTCGTCAAACTGGTAGGGTGTTTCTGTTGATTCGTGCATAAGTTCCACGATTCTTTTTCTGCTGATTTGCGTGTTCAATTAAATGCCTCCCTTGGCGGTGCGTCGATAATGTTCAAGTAACCTAGAAACTCATTTGCTTCTAACAGCAAACCTGCCGCTTCCATCTCATTACAGTTGAGGGTGACAACACCGCTCAACTTCTCACTACCATTGAACAAGATCAACGCTTGATCTGGGTCGGGGCCATAGCACTTGATGAGTTCAAGTACTACCAGTTTGAAATGCGCCTTCTCTTCGTCTGACATAAGCGCCAGCCGTGCTTCTAAGTTTTGTTCTGTATCCATGTTTTGATCTCCCACAGTTGGTTAATGTTTTCTTCGTTAACGACAAGGGCGTAGCCCCCAGCGTTCAGTATCCGATTAAGCTCGCGCTCTTGCAAGGCTGTTGTCTTCCCCTTTCCTGCCTTGCACTCAATGCCAATGAACTTTCCGTCTAGACATCCGATGATGTCGGGAATGCCAGCCCTACCCATGCCGTTTTGCATAGGCGAGAAATGGTACACACCCATCTGGTCAAGTGTCTCCTTGACCTTCTTCTTGACCTTGGCTTCAGGAGTCATGGGCATCTTGTATCTCCGCCAGTTTCATCATGTAGTGTCGGCACTTACCCAAGTCATCGCTACCGTCCTTGCGCCCAGCACGCAGTGCGTACTTGATGACGTTGCCCTTGAGGAATCCAACGAACTCCTCGTGCGTCAGCACTGACTCCATCAGTTCCCACGGCTGCACTGCCATCTCTTTGTAGTGGTTGCCGCTGACCTGTAAATCGTCAGCGCGTGTCCCGTTGAAATGTTTATCCATGCTCATTTTGCTTTCTCCTTGATACTTTGCGACAACATTTGGCGCAACCACTTGGCACCACCCAAACGCTTCCACTCATCGTACTGCCACAACGTCAGCCTTACCCCAATACACTTCTGTGTTGTTGCGGTCAATTCACTCTTGGGTCTTGGCATTTGTGGTCATCTCCAGCTGATTTGGTTAAAAAGATAAGGTGGCAGTTACTGCACCGCCATACAAGGTTCTCTTGCACGACAGTCCTGCGCTCACCATGTGAGCCGCGCACTTTACCAAAGAATGTTCTGATTGCTTCAAGCATTGTTCTTCTCCTTGTTGAATGCGGCCTCCCAATACTCGGGCGGGGCTAAACGATCAACCTCTTCCCCTTCTCGGGTTACTTCATCTCTCCACGCACATACATCCTCATAGGTTATTTCGCCTAGTTTGTAGTAGCGATCTTGCATGGGG